TTCTTGTCGTTAAAATGCATCAGAAGCACAGCATAGTGCAAGATCTTCATAATGTCACGACGTGCAGTGCCTTTCTTATCATAACGAGAGGCATACTTGAGGATGTTGGATCGGCAGAATGCTTCACCATCACCACAAGCTTCGATCAGATCCAGAGTTTGAATCTTGTCATCACCAGCAGAATAGTGCTGATTGTATGTTCCAGAAATATAATCTTTCAGTTCTTGGAGGATAGTATCCTCATTATATTTGTATCGATTTGGGTCTTTGTTCATATCAAGGTTGAAAGTAATGTGATCATCACCCATGCCACCAGGCAGATGTGATCCCAAGTTGATAGTATCTGGGGATGGATAATCAGGATTACCAGTCAAACTGATGCCATCGTACTCCCAGAAGTCTTGATCAGAGGTATTGTTCATTATTGGAAACTCCTTGTCAAGTGTGCCATTAAGTGCATGATAAAGTAAGGACCATGAGTTTGTCATTATTATATCAGGATTGAACCTCCTCGTCAACGGGCATCTCGAAGTCAGCATCAACCTTGTCATATAGTTCCAAGAATGCCTGCTTGGTTTCATCATCGAAACGATTCACACAGACACTGATCGATTTTGCCTTATCACCAAAAATGCTGTATGCCTTCACAATGTGAACCAAACGACGAGTGCTAATGATTTCCTCAATACCACCATCATAGAAGGTCTTACGGATGATGTCTGCCCAGTCAGAGAGACGCTTGCAGAACTCCTCATCCTTACAGATCTTGTTCAAGATCTTCTGTTCAGTAACAGCAGTAGGATACTCCTGCTCAAAGGTTACTGGGAATCGCTCAAGGAAGGCTTCGTTGAGCACGTTAGTTCCAATGAATCGTCCATCGTCTGAACCTTTACCTTTAGTGTTTGCGGTTGCGATGACGTTGAAACCTGCACTGGGTCGGACAAACTTCCCAATTTTTTTAAGGAAGACTCCATTTCCTTCAAGAATGCTCTGGAGACAGAGAATTTTATTAGAGGCGAGGTCAACCTCGTCAAGGAGCAGGATAGCACCTCGTTCGAGTGCTTCAATGACTGGTCCATTGTGCCAGACGGTTGCGC